GAACTGGTGTCTGCACCGTGATGATCTACTGGGCTGAACTTGTTTGATTTAAGTTCTCGCACAATTTCATTCCACTCGACCGGTCGTTTTTTCCAGTCCCACCCAACGTCCAAGCGTTTGATAGTACTGTCTTCTTTTAAGTTTCTATGACAATGGCCGTGAATATTATATCCACCATCTCCCATATGATTCCACGAAGCAATCGGATAATGAGTTAATACAACCGGCGTGCTATCAATAAACACTTCCGCATAATGTCCAAGAAAAATAAATGGACTATTTGGATATGGAAGAGGATACATATCAATATCATCTGCAAGCAAACCAATATCATTTCTTACTTTGTCATATAGTCCCTTGATACCAGCACTATGATTGCCCCAAATATAGTAATGTTGTTTACAAGGTATGGTTATTACTCGCTTCGCATATTCTTCCGAGTTTGCTCCAGCACCGCATACCATATCGCCAAGATTGAATAGTATATCATCTGGACCAATATGACTATACATCATATCAAAAGTATGCTGAACTGCCTCATTTACATTGTTGTAAAAGCGAGGATTTAATATAAATGGCTTGTTGTGTCCAACGTGCAAGTCGGACACAAACCATATCTTTTGTTCAGAACTCTTGAATGATAACTTCTTCACTTGATGGTGCTCTTGAAGTTTTCGACCAAGCTGGTGATATTCATCTTTCCTACTGGGTTCATGCTATGCACAACATAGTGCGGAAAGTTCGTGTCTTCATCCATACACTTTTCAATCAGCCATTTAGCACAATGATATCCCGTTCTCTCTTTGAATTCACTTCTTGGATTGGCACCATAATGCTCTTCTGCGAGGTCGTGATCAAAGGCAACAAACGATGGAATGCCATTCTTTGAGATATGCTCAACGAATTGATCATAATTACGCACAATTTCCCAAGGACCATCTGGTAGTTTTACCCAAGTCACTTGCTCCGGTTCTCTTACATCATCAAGAAATAGTTTATACATAAAAATAAAATATTATTCTAAGTATTGTATATGTCAACCAGAATATAATTTTTATAAAAATTTCCTCAAATAAAAAGTATTGACAAGACGATATATCTAGATAATTATAGTTGTCGTTCTTTGAATCACTTTTAGAAGCGTGTAGGGTAGTTAAAAGAGTCGTTGTTTGTAAAACTTGCGACTATTCTCACATAACATCATAGTAGGCATCAAGTTTTATTCTTGTCTAAATAGCCGAAGTTGTTGGGATAGGATGAAATACCCGAATGTATTTCCGGTGCCGGTGCCCAAACACCTAGCCCCTACACGTTTTCTATCTTTATGTGGCCGCACTGGATTCTACTATATAGTGTAGATACAGCCCGCATGCACAGAGTCTAATGTCTCTGTATAATACCCGTTGGAAAAAATAAATGCTAAGAGAAATCTTGCTAAGACATCGTTCCTAAGCGTAAGCCGTAAGAGCGAAGTTGCTGTAGCCTAAGTTGCTACCCGTTTTATCTATTGACGCAGATATATAGAATAAAACGCTCGACCATCTGCTTGCTGTTGTGAGGACGAGGGTCGTAACAACAGCGAGAAACACGAGTCCTCAACTTCTAAGTGGTGCTCTACCAAACTTAGTCGGATTATAAGAGATAAGCATGTATATGGTTGTAGGTATATTATACAGCACGGGAGTTCGACTCTCCCCGGCTACACCATTTTATATATTGACATAAAAGATTTTATATCATATAGTTATCGGTACTTTGCGAAAAACGTGAAGAAACAATAACTAAATATAAAACAAATATGAAGAAATATATTACTAAACTAATCGTAGGATTGATTGCGATCACATCGGTTTCTTTCTCCCAGACAGTATCAGCTACTGCTGGATTTGAAAGTGACTATGTATTTCGTGGTGTAGCTGGAGGAACCAATGTAGGTACTTCCGAAGTCACCGTCAATCTACCATCTAAGACCAGCTTGAGTGTCGTCGGTCTATGGGATTTTGATAATCTAAATACAACCGTTCGTGAGCTTGATGTGGCCTTGACGCAGGGATATACTATTGACAAGGCAACTACACTCAAGGTTGGTGGCGTGGGATATTTTTATCCCAAGGCTGCACCAGCAAAGGGTGAAACAAACTATAGTGTTGAAGTGTTTGGTTCTCTGGCATATGACGCTTTCTTGAACCCAACCGTAGCCGCAGGCTATGACCTGAATCTACGTCAGGTGTTTGCTGAAGGCTCTCTCAGCCAGCCAATCAACCTATTCTTGCTTGCTAAGGGATTCAAGCTGGTTCCTGCCGCCACCCTTGGTTGGGTTGGTGCCAAGGATGCTCTACCAGAGCGTCGTGGTGGCCCAGTCAAGGATTCGTATTATTACCTAACTGGTAAACTGGACTTGGTGTATGAAGCCAAGAATGTTGTTGTTGGTGCTGGCTATCGCCATAACTACCTCAACAACTCTGTCACAACCAACAATAGTTGGCTTGGTGGATTTGTTACCGTCAAGTTCTAATAACATATCATAAACTGGTTATAATCAAGAGCCTCACACGAGGCTCTTTTTTATTGATTTGACAACAGCATTTTACCGTATAATATGTATTGTATGATTTTACCATCTAATATTACTCCATCGCTATGCTGTATCCATACAGGACTACAAGAGCATAAAATCAAGTTCAATGTAATGACATATGCCCAATATAAGAAGTTGGGTAGCAAGGTTGCTATGAAAGTGCTTGCTGATCGTTCATTGAATAATATTAAGACTATTCGTGCTATTCTTGGAGAGTGTGCGGTTAATAACTGGAATTACCGCATTGGTAGTAATGTTTTTCCATTGATGACGCACCCAGATCTGGAGTTTACTGTGGATGATTTTTATAACGCCGAAGAAATATACTCGGAATTCAGAGCAGCCGCTAAGATCATACAGGACAATAACATTCGTTGTAGCATGCATCCTGACCAGTTTGTTGTACCTGCCAGTCCAAATCCAAAAGTTGTTGAAAACTCTATACGAGACTTGGATCAACACGCCATGATTATGGATATGCTTAATTTACCTCGTTCATACGAAGCACCGATTAATATTCATATGAACTGTTATAACAATGGTAACTATGCTGAAACAACAGATAGATTCCAGAAAGTATATCATAATATGAGCGACGGTGTGCGTAGTCGTTTAGTGTTGGAGAACGAAGACAAACTAAAGAGTTGGAGTGTAATGGCATTATATGAAAACACATACAAGCGACTGGGTATTCCAATTACATTTGATAATCTGCACCATATGTGTAATCCAGACTCAACCAGCGAAGAGTTTGCGTTTGATACAGCACTATCAACTTGGCCAACTGGAGTTATTCCGTTGTTTCATTTCAGCGAATCATTGCCCGGCAAAAATCCGCGTGCTCACGCCGACTTTCCTACTATGATGCCGTCTATTTATGCCAACTACAAAGGCAATCTACATCTCGACTTTGAGTTCAAGATGAAAGAACTTGCTATAAATAAGATTTCACGCGAAAGTTTATTGACAATCTGCGAGTAATCTACATACTGTATTTATCTTATTCAACATAAGAATAATAAAAAACAAAAAATATACGCATATGACTAAGACAACCAAGACAAAGAATGGCCGCAAAATCAATACATTCGTCAAGAACGGAAAGTATTCTCTTTCTTTTACTCGCCCTGTAAAGGGTGTAAAGGATGAGATTATGCATCTTAGTGTGACTGGTATCAATCCCGTCACCAAGAAGATGAACAAGGTTCGCCTTGATGGTAGAGCAGTTGCTGCTTTGCGCCGTATTCTTACCAAGTAATATTGTAGAATATTGATATATCAAAATCCCCCAAGTTATTTTGGGGGATTTTTTATTGACACTTAGTATATCCATAGTATGCTTGTTCTATGAAAATAGACATACAGTCTATAGATAGAAACTCTTTTATGGTTCACCAGCATCTCGTTGGTGAGCACGAGTGCTATTTGATTCAACCTATTCATATCGGAGCGACTTGGAACAAGCAGAATCTTATCTTTAGATCTTCACTGTGGAATAAGGAAGGAAATCCCGTTTCACTGAGTTTCAAGAAGTTTTTTAACCTTGGTGAAAAGCCTGACATATCACCCACACCGTCTTCTCTCGTTGGTTCAAGAATGATTGAGAAGTTGGACGGTTCTACGCTTATATTCTCAAGATATAAGGGGCATACTGTTATTCGTACAAGAGGAACGACAGATGCTCGTAGGCAAGAAAACGCACACGAAATAGATGTATTGCTAAATAAGTATGCCAAGTTTATATCATATCTTGAAAAGCAAGACACCACTCAGCATTCTTATATCTTTGAGTGGCTATCTCCTACCAATCGTATTGTATTAGATTATGGCAAAGAGCCCGATATGGTTCTTATTGCCGCAATTGTACACGATGACTATTCGCTTGTAGACCAGCACTCACTAAACCATATTGCCAGAAACTATAACTTTCGCCGCCCAAAGTTTTATAATTATAACTCCATCGACGAATTACAGAAGGCAGTGGTTGATATGCGGGACTTTGAGGGCATATGCCTGTATTACAACGACGAACAGGATATTCTAAAGATCAAGAGTGCTCAATACTTGTATCTGCATCGCGCCAAGAGTGAAATCTCAAGCATAGAAAAGGTAATTGATGTATATATTGATTGGTTTATGGACCGTCATACACTATCTCACGAACCTACTGGCTATACTGAGTTCTTTGATTATCTTACGCATAAGTTTGACTACGAAATAGCAAATATGGCAATCGGGCATATTTCACGCATATGCGATGCGATGAAAGAAGTTCATACCATAATGAACGCACTGTTTGCTTTTGCCGCCGCTCGTTCTAAAATGCCACGCAAGTTTGCTGCCGCAGAAATATTACAAGCACATGGCAGCACAGGCAGATCTGCGATTGTATTCAAAGTGCTTGACGGTAAGCCAATAACAGCAGATGACTACAAGAAAATCTTATACCAAGTTCTTAAATGATCATCACAAACTTTCCTGCGAAACTAAAACAAACTATGAATCTCGCAACGATGCTATTCGTGATGCTAAAAGAATACTGACAGAGTATCGTAGTGATAGAATACCATACAAATGTAGTTATTGCGGATATTGGCATCTTGCTACAAAATACTAATATTTATTTATGATGACAAAAACAGCACATACAGACAAAATCGCCAAGCGTCTTGAAGTTGGAGATGTTGTAATATCTTCAACAGGTAAAAAAATGAAAGTAACCGCCGTAATACAAAAGGTTAATAGAACCGTTGTATTATTTGATGATGATATGGAGATTGACTTTGACCCATACTTCAGGATTGAAAAAGTTATACCTGCCAAGAAATAAGGCTTGACTTTTTATATTATTGTAGTCATAGTTATATCTGAAAGGATATATTATGAATGTTATCTCCCAACCAGTATTATGCCTAAATAACTTATGGCAGGCTTTGAATACAAAGACTGTCAAGGAGGCTCTTATTTCTATGCTGGGTGGGGTTGATGGCAATAATCCGCCTGCTCTTGCCATAGATATGAACTTTCGTGTTGATGAAAATGGCAGCGTAGATTGGGATAATCCAGAATATGTTCAGCCGGTTGATTGGGAAACTTGGAAGAATCTGCCTATAAGAGATTATGATCTTGCTATACATACTTCTAATATGACTATTCGGGCTCCGCGTGTCATTATTCAGCCAAACTATAGCAAGATGCCTGTAGTTACTCCTCGTCCAACCAAAGAAAGCATTCGTAAGCGTGATGGTGGAGTATGTCAATATACAGGTCGTCAGATTTCGTGGAAAGATGGCAACATTGACCACGTTATTCCTCGCACCAAGGGCGGCAAGAATACGTTTGAGAATATGGTATGGTGTCATAAAGAAATCAACAGCAAGAAAGGTGATAAAACGCCAGAACAGGCTGGGCTAAAACTTATTCGCAAGCCAAAGGCACCAAGGGCTGTGCCAGTAAGTTCAACCATACAAATCGCACATCATCCAAGTTGGATACATTTCTTGGATAATGTCACCGAAGTAAGACAAGAAATAGCATCTTGACAACAACTATACCCTGATCTATATTATCGGGGTATTTATTTATGACCTTTTTTTATATACTTCTGGCTGCGATATTCATAATTGAGTTGTGTCTGGCGTATTCTTGTTATAAGTTTTATCTTATGATAAAGAAGATGGATAAGACAAATAAAACTACTATAGTTGAAAATGGCAACGCCATCACAGAAACACTAAGAATAATATTTGACAATCTAAAGCGTCAAACCAGTAAGGTGGATAAACTATCAGGCAAACATACAGAATATCAATCACGATTTCATAGATTAGAACAGCACGTTCAGCGTCTTTTATCCAAAGACAAAGAATCTGTTGAACTACCAAAAGAGGAAAACAAAAATGAGCGACGAAACAACAAAGCAGATTGAGTTTGGCAAGTTGTCTATTGGCAGCAAGTTTTACTTGACTAAGCCTGTAGAATCAACTTCTGCTGTATTCACAAAGATTACATCGTCAAAAAATGATGCTGGTGTATGGTCCAATGCCAAGAACGGCTTTGGATTGACAACCTTTGTACAATACGATAAGCGTGTCTGGACCAAATCGTAAAATGCCAAGAAAAAAAGCAACAGAAACTGGTGCCGCCGTAACAAAGCCCAAGGGATTGTTTGACCATATCAATCATGTCCGCGAAAAGCAGGACATTGATTATTTTGACAAACTTACCGACGCAGACAAAAAGAGTTGGTCCAACTTTATGGTGTGCCGTTTTCTAAGTATGCAACCTGAACTTATTGATACATTGAATCACGTACAGAAATATAGCGGCGTATTATCTCCCAAAGAGTTTTATAAGGTGCTGATTGCTTTTGTGCCAAAGCGTAGGGCATTTTATCCATATATTAAGAGCAAGAGTGAGAAGTATAATCCTGCTCTACTCACTCTGCTATCCAACCATTTTCAAGACAGCGAAAGAAATGTGCTTGAGTATATATCCATCTTGACAAAGGCTGATATTGTTGGCATTGTTGGCAAATACGGATATAACGAAAAGCAAATCAAAGAACTAATGGAGGCATAACATATGAAAGTAGCCATCAACGCATCTTATGGAGGGTTTGGTCTATCACCTGAAGCACTAAAACTATACTGCGAAAAAGCAGGCGTTAGTTGTTATTTCTTCAAGTATGAATATACTACTGAACCCACGCTCAGGAGCAAACTTGTTCCTGCATATGATCTGACTGACCATGGAAAATATAGCCGCGACAATCTTGCGTTTTCTATACCAAATCCTCAAGAGCAAAAAAATCCACATGATTATCGCATAGGCGACGGGTTTACAGATGACAGAACCAATAAGTTTTTGATTGAGGCGATTGAAGAACTTGGATCAGAGGCAGCAAGTGGAAGCAGTTGTAAAATAAAAATCGTTGAAGTGCCCGACGATGTAAAATGGCATATTGCTGAATATGATGGTTGGGAGTGGGTGGCAGAAGATCACCGTAAATGGGAATAAACATATGTCTAATAAAAATGTTATAGGAGTTGGAGGCGCAGCCCGCAGCGGAAAAGATACATTTGCTTCTATTGTAGAAATGAAACTACAGCAGGCTGGGTATAGCGTCAAGAAGGTCGCATTTGCTGACCCGCTAAAGCAGCATTGCGATAAGTTTTTATTGGAAAACCTTGGCATATCTGCTTTTACACAAGATCCTGAAGAAAAAGTTCTTATTCGTCCTATGCTTGTATGGTATGGCGATGCTCAACGCAGACGCACAGATGGTAGATACTGGATTGATCTTGCTCGTAAAACGATTGATGAATCAGACTATGACTTTTATATCGTTACGGATGTGCGATATGATGTATATGAAAAAGATGAACTATACTTTCTAAAGAATGAAACCAAAGGAGTGTTGTGTCATATCAGCAAATATAGCATTGTTGACGGAGTAAAGAAGTTTGTATTGCCCGCCAATGATCACGAAGAAGCCAACAATCCAAGAATCAAAGCCGCCGCACAACATCGCATAGAATGGGAAGATGAAGGCAAGATGACGACCGAAGAACTATTGCTAAATCCAAAACTGAATGAACACGTAGAAAAGTTTATGAAGATTTGGATACAAAAGTTTTAGTATTTGTATTCATCACCATCTTCTTCTTGCTCTTCGCCATCTTCATCATCTTCCTCGCCAAGTTCGTTTTCAAGTTCTTCGCTTAGTTTGGTAAAGTCATCGTGCTCTAACTCAAGTTTGGCCACGATGGAAGAAACCAAGAAAGCAAGTTCTCCCTTATCAAAGTTCATGCTCTTGATATTTTTTGAGAACTTGTTTGCGATGGCATATATCAAGTTTCTGCGTGCCGACAACTCATCATTGTTGTATATGATGCCAGGTATTGGATTTTTATCGCTATGCATATCAGATAGTTTAGCCATTTCTTCCTTTAGCATCTGATTATACTCTGCATCATTTGCCGCAATACTTTTAATTAAACTTTTCAACTCATCTATGTCTTTTTTCTTTACAACCTTTGCCACTGAAAAAGTACGTAATACTCCCTTTTTCTGTAGAACGTGTGTGAATGTTTTGTTATCCATATATGATATATTTTTTGTTTATCTAAATAAATATAAACTCTTTACAATTGACATCAACAATACTTGATATATACTGATTTTATGTCTATAAATGATTTTTACGCCGAACCAGTAGCAGAAGTGCCTACTGTAACTCCAACTGAAGAAAAAAAGAAGAACAAGACCGTAAGTTTTTCTCAATATGCTATGTGGCTAAAGTGCCCGCAGCAATGGAAGTTGTCGTATATAGACAAACTTGCTCCGTATGAAGCCAATATCAATACTGCGTTTGGAACGGGCATTCACGAAGCATTACAAGAATATCTTAGATTGTTATATAATGTAGGCTCTTCTGCTGCCGATGAGTTTGATTGTTATGCCAAGTTCATATCAGCGTTTGATGAAGAACTAAAACAACTCAAACTGGCAACAGACGAGCAAGTATCTACATTGTCTGCCGAAGATATAGAAGAACTTGGCTTGACCACACCATCTCAAGTAGCAGAGTTCAAGTCAGATGGCAGAACTATTCTTGACCACGTAACCAGTTATGCCATACGCAGCAAACATTTTCCGTCAAAGAAGTATGAGGTAGTGGGAATAGAACTGCCGCTTGAAATACCGCTAAAGAACAATACTATAACATACAAAGGCTTTCTGGATATTGTGTTCAAGGATAAAACGACCAACAAGATACTTATTTTAGATTTCAAGACAAGTCGTCTGGGCTGGAACAAATATCAAAAGGCAGATAGAACAAAGATAGACCAACTACTGCTATATAAGAGATTTTATCATCAGGTATTCAAGGTGCCTATGTCTGATATAGAAGTTGAGTTCTTTGTAGTCAAGCGTAAGTTGCTTGAAGATGCTGAGTTTCCACAGCAGCGTATTCAACGCATATCGCCGCCAGATGGCAAGATGAGCATGAAAGAAGTAGAGTCTGCTTTTCTTGACTTTATAAAAAATGGATTTGATGACAATGGCGAATATAATAAAGACGCTGTGTTTCTAAAGAATCCTGGTAAGGGCCGCAAAAACTGTAAGTATTGTATCTTCAAGACACTCAAGAACGATACCGGCGAACTTTATTGTAATGGAAAAGAAGGCTAATAGTTTTTTATATATACGGAAAACTATATTCCATATATATGTATATAGAGAAATCTAACAATCATATATATGAAACTAAAAACTAGCCACGAAACATCATTCACTTCTGTACACCTGTTCAAGGACAAATATACTGCGTTCAAGGAAGCAGGTGTATCAAGTGGAATGACGCTGCAAAAACTCGTAAATCGTTGTGTATATCTTTATATCAACGATCCAGAGTTCAGAAAGAAGCTCAACGAAGAAAATTCTTTACAAATCAGCGGTTCTGCATTTTAAATAATTTGACATAACGCAGATTTAAAACATAATACAAGGTTATATATGGTAAATAGTTATATTCCTCAGAAGGACAGAAAGAAGATTATACTGCTTTGCGATGACCTGAGAATGCATTCTGGTATTGCTACAATGGCAAGAGAGTTTGTTACAGGCTTGGCAGGCAAATACAACTGGGTACAAATGGCAGGTAGCGTTACGCATCCTGAAAAAGGCAAGATAATGAATCTTGACCAAGCCACCAACCAAGTTGCTGGCATAGACGACGCATACGTTCGCCTATATCCGGTTGATGGTTATGGCGACGCCAATCTTCTAAACGAAGTTATTAAGATGGAAAAGCCTGATGCGCTGCTTCATTTTACTGATCCGCGTTTTTGGATCTGGTTATATCAAATCGAGCGTGAATTGCGTCAGAAGATTCCAATCGGGTTCTATAGCATCTGGGACGATCTTCCATATCCTATGTATAATCGTCCATATTATGAATCGTGCGATTGGATTGGTTGTATCAGCAAGCAGACAGAAAATATCGTAAAGAATATTCTTGGAACTACACTAAATAATCCTACAACTGTATCGTATGTGCCGCACGGCATTAATCGCAAGATGTTTAGACCGTTGACCACAGATGTTGAACTAAGCGAATTGCAACTAATACGCAGACAATATTTCAAGAAGGATTATAAGTTTGTAATATTCTATAACAATAGAAATATTCGTCGTAAGCAAACCAGTACAATAATGCTTGCCTACAGAGCATTCTGCGACAATCTACCAAAAGAAGAAGCCGCAAAGTGCGTATTGTTTCTACATACACACCCAGTAGATGAAGCAGGCACTGATTTGCCCGCGTGTAAGCAGGCATTTTGCCCGAACTATGATGTGATATTCAGCGTTGAAAAGGTTCTGCCAGAAAGAATGAATCAACTTTACAACATGGCAGATGTGACGGTAAATCTTTCCGACAACGAGGGATTTGGTATTGCCACTGCGGAGAGTGTAATGGCGGGTACTCCAATCATCGTCACGGTTACGGGAGGACTTCAGGACCAGTGCGGATTTACAGACGATGCCGGAAATCCTGTCCAATTTGAAAATGGATGGGGAACTAATGCCGATGGTAGATATAAGAAACACGGTAGATGGGTTACACCAATCTTTCCGGGTGCAAGAATGATGCAAGGTAGTATTCCTACTCCATATATTCTTGCCGATTATGCCAAGTGGGAAGATTGTGCTGAAGCATTTATGTATTGGTATTTGACCAGCAAGGAAAAGCGCCGTGAGTATGCACTGGAAGGTAGAGAATGGATGTGCGGAGTTGGTGGACTAAGTGCAGAAAGCATGTGTGAAAAAATGGCATCTGGCTTAGAAAATATGATGGCAAACTGGAAAGGTCGCGAAAGATTTAATCTTCATCGTCACGACGAATATGTTGGGCACAACATGCCAAATAACAGTCTTGGATTTCCAATTCCAAAGATCAACAAGGATGAAGTACTAAAAAAATATAACAAATAAGGAACATTATGGCTAAAGCATTGACTAAAGAAGAAGCAAAGACAAAAATCTACGAACTTGCCAAGCAACTTCGTGAAATCGAAATGGAAAAGCGAGTTGTTATGACTGACTTCAAAGATCGCATCAACGATGTTAAATCTGAGATGGAAGCTATTATTCAAGAACAAGAAGGTCAAAACACGCCGGGTACAGCACCATAACAAACAAAAGGTTATATAAATGAGTAACGAAATTAAACCAGTATGTGTCATACAAGGTCCAATAGCATCGCGCTCTGGATATGGCGACCATTGCTTCGCATTAGCGGCTGACATTATCAAGTATGATAAGTTCGACGTTAAGATCGTACCAATGCGATGGGGAGTATGCCCCAATACCATGTTGGATGACGAAAGTCGTCCTATGGTCAAAGAAATAAAGAGCAGAATACTAACTACCAACTTAACCGCACAGCCTGAATTATTTGTTCAAGTATCTATTCCCAACGAGTTCCAGCCACGCGGAAAATATAATATTGGCGTTACGGCAGGTATTGAAAGTACTGTACCAAAGCCAGAATGGGTTGAAGGTCTGAATAGAATGAACTTGAATATTGTTCCTTCAAACTTTTCTAAGGAAGTATTTGTAAAAACTGCATACGACCGTAGAGATGAAAGAACGGGAATGACGGACAAGATTCAACTCAATAAACCTATTGAAGTTGTATTCGAGGGGGTAGATACAAGTATTTACAAGAAAACGAACGAACCGTCGGAAGAGGTGGATGCCGCACTGGGTGCTATACCAGAAACATTCTGCTATCTATTCGTAGGACATTGGATCCAAGGCGACCTAGGTGCAGATAGAAAAGATGTCGGAATGTTGATCAAGATCTTCAGCGAAGTATTTAAAAACAAGAAAAATGCACCCGCGTTAATTCTCAAGACTAGCGGAGCAACATTCTCCAAAATAGATAAAACCGAGATATTAAAGAAAATCAATGATATTCGTGCTCCATTAACTGGGACTCTTCCGAATATATATCTCATACACGGTGAACTAACGCCGATTGAGTTGAATCGTCTATATAATCATCCAAAGGTAAAGGCTCACGTTAGCCTAACACACGGCGAAGGATTTGGAAGACCGTTATTGGAAGCAACTCTAAGCGGAAAACCACTGCTTACTACTAATTGGAGTGGTCACGTAGATTTTCTTCCGGAGAATCTTGCGAACTTGTTACCTGGCACAATGGTAAATGTACCTCCCAGTGCGTGTAACGAATGGCTGGTAAAAGAAGGTCAGTGGTTTAATGCAAACTACAGCGTTGCTGCACAGAAGTTGGAAGATATATATACAAACTATATCAATTATATTCCAAACGCCGAAAAACTGCGTGTTCAAAATGCAGAAAAGTTTAGTCTTGAAGCTGCTGGGAAAGTGTTAGTAGATGTGTTAGACAAACATCTTCCCGTCTTTGAAAAGAAGGTAGGAATCACGCTTCCAAAATTCAAAAAAATAACTCCAACGGCGTCGTGAAAATAAGTTATTTGGTTACGTGTAAAAATGAGACACTTGAGCTTCTTGGACTTATCGAGAAGCTCAAAACTCACATTCACTCAAATGCTCCCGGCGATGAAGTTGTCATTCTTGATGATTTTTCTGAAAACGAAGATACAAAAAAGATACTGGAAAATGCTAAAAACTATGGTTTTAGTGTAGTTCAACACTCTCTAAATAAAAACTTCGCTGAACATAAAAATTATGGAAGCAAGCGTTGTGTTGGAGATTATATCGTTCAACTTGATGCAGACGAGTATCTGCGGCCCGAACTGTTGCAAAATATGCAAGAGTTGATAAAATCAAATCCAAAAGTTGAATTGTACAGAGTTCCAAGAGTAAATATTGTAAGAGGAGCTACTTCACAAGATGCAGCTATGTGGGGATGGCATCTTAGTACACTACCAGAATATTTTGGTAATGAGCCAATAGTAAACTGGAATCACGGTGATTATCAATCTCGTATATATAAAAATAGCCTAAAGGTACAATGGCAAAAACCGCTACACGAGACTGTGATTGGTGCTGAGTATGTAACTATGCTTCCTAAAGAAGTTGAATGGTCTATTATTCATGACAAAACAATAGACAGGCAACGTGCGCAAAACCTGTTTTATAACCAAAACTGGTCCAAACAAGCTAACATGGGACAAGGATAAATTATGAAAATATCAGTAATAGGACACGGACATTTGGCATATATAACTGCCGCTTGTATGGAACAATTTCATCAAGTAAATGTTGATGATTCTAAGGTTGGAGATAGTGACGTTATTTGGGTTTGCTATGATACACCGGTCGATAAGGACGGAAAGCCAGATTCAAGAATCATATTTGAATGGTTGGGAAGAGTACTTCCATTTGCCAAAAATAATGCTATTGCTTTGATATCTACCCAAGTTCCAGTTGGAACGTGCAGAATGCTAGAGAACGTATATACAGATATCAGAATTGCCTGTTCTCCAGAAAATCTAAGGCGAGGTAGAGCAATAAATGATTTTCTGAACCCAGAACGAATTGTTGTTGGATGTGATAGATTCTCAAAAGATGTACTTACCGAATTGTTTCGTCCATTGTCTTCTAATATAATTTGGATGAGTTTGGAATCTGCTGAAATGGTAAAACACGCATTGAATTCATATTTGGCAATGTCTATTGCATTTATAAATGAAATAGATAAAGTCGCAAAGGCAGTGGGAGCAAATTCATCAGATATAACCGCAGGATTGCAAACAGATAAACGTATAGGTAAGTTGTCTTATCTAAAAGCTGGCGGTCCATATACCAATGACACACTTGGAAGAGAAATACATAACCTCATTCAGTTGGATCAAAAATACAATCTTGGACTGTCTCTCATTCCATCAATCAAGACACTTCGGAGAGTTGTACCATGAAAATAGCAATACACGTTGAACAATTGGATCATAGAGGATGTGGCACAGTCACATATGATTATTCCGCCGGTATGAAAGATTGCCTCGGTTACGAGCCTATCATCATAAGTTCAGGTCCAAAGTCAACCTGCCCAATATCCAAATATTCAGAATTCAAAACGATATTGTATGATTCTGATTTAGATATTCCAAGCATTGTAGATAAAGAGAAGATAGACGTATTTTATGCCGCCAAAGGAGGTCTTATTGGAGAATGCCCAAGTCCAGATTGTTTACCAAAAAATTGTAAAACAAGTATACACTGCGTATTTAATATGTCGGAGCCTCACGGCGATAGATATGCGGGTGTAAGTGAATGGCTGGCAAAAAAATATAATAATAACTCGTGGGTTCCGCATATAATAAATCTACCAAAAACTGATGATACATTACACGACGAGCTATCAATACCACGGGATGCATTCGTCGTTGGTAGACTTGGTGGGTATGAACAATTTGATATTCATTTTGTGAAGCAAACCTTGGTAGACGTAATTAATAGTAGGAAGGATATGTGGGCAATATTCCTAAATACCAGACAGTTTATAGATCATCCAAAAATTAGATTCTTGCCATTCGTCGCCAGCAATTTATACAAAACAAAATTTATCAACACTACCGATATGATGCTTCACGCAAGAAGTGACGGTGAAACATTTGGGCTTGCAATTGGAGAATTTTCGTCTAGAAATAAACCAATATTTACTTTTGATGCAGCATATCCTCAGTACGCCAGAGCGCATATTCACATTTTGGGAGAAAAAGCTATCTTATACAAAACACCGCAAGAACTTTTTGCTTATTTATTACAGATTGATAAAAATTATGTCCAAAATGTAGAATGGGATTGTTACTCTGAAAGATTTTCTCCTCAGAATGTAATGAGGAAATTCAATGAAGTTTTTATAAAATAATATGGCCTACTATCGAATAGAAAAACTAGAATTACCGGATATTTCAGAGATTTCCAGTCCAACAACCAAAAAGTTGGTGCAAGCGATCCAATATGCAAACGTGCACAGTTCGTCTTTGACACCTGCCGCTTATTCTGTGGAAGGAATGTCTTCCTCCAAAGTTAGATGCCTGTTAAATCAGTTATGCAGCGATCAAAAAACAAGATACATGGAAATCGGTACGTGGAAAGGGTCTACATTAATATCTGCGCTTTGTAATAATAATCCGGAATATCATGTTGCTATTGACAGTTTCGGAGAATGCGGAGATGAAGCCGAAGAAGTGCATCAAGCTTTATTGCGAAATTGTGAATATGTTCTTGGTAAGCGTCCAAATCACCTTAAACAAGATTCTTTTAAAGTTGATACCAAGAAGGAAGGAATAGAGGGAATTAATGTATATCTGTATGACGGTTGCCATTCAAGAGAAGCTACCAGACACGGTATAACCCACTATTATGATTGTCTTGCAAATGAGTTTATTCTTCTAGTTGACGACTGGAACAGAGCACCGGTAGCAACTGGAACATTGGAAGCTATCAACGATCTCAACCTAAAGATGGATTTTGTCACAATATTACCAGCTAGAGGAGATGGTGACATTGAAAACTGGTGGAGTGGAATGTTCGTTGCATCTTGCATCAAAAAATAATATGCCAACAATAATCAAAAAATAATATGCCAACAATAACAGATACAGTTCACGGAAAGTTTATGGTATTGCCCAACGATTCTCTTGGGCAAGCACTAATTCAAAAAAATGATTTTGAGCCTCACTTTTACAATATAGCAAAAAACGTAATAAAGCCCGGTGATATTTGTTTAGACTGTGGTGCTAATCTTGGATATCATACAATAACAATGGCAAAATTGGCAGGAAGTAGCGGGAAAGTTATATCATTCGAGCCGTTGCGAGTAATATATCAACAGCTATGTGGTAATGTATTCATCAACGACCTACGAAATGTATTTTGTTTCAATGTGGCATTGGGAAATGAAAATAAAATGATTCAAATGGACTATGTTGACGTAGATAGACCTCAAGGAATTAATATAGGAGCAACTAAAATTGGTGGTGGCGGGGATGTAGTACAAATGATAAAAATTGACGAAGTTATAAGTTCGGGTGTATCATTCTTGAAAATAGATGTACAAGGATCTGAGATATTTTTATTGGAAGGTGCCGAAAAACTTATTCAAAATTCTAGACCTATTATGTTTATTGAAGTCGAAAACCAGTGGTTGAATTGTTTTGGAAAAAACTCTGAAATGCTATTGAATAAAATACTGTCTTTGAGTTATATACTAGTCAGAATAAATACAGAATATCCGTGCGATCATGTTGCTATACCAAGAGAAAAGATGGGAGATATCGATGAAATAATGAGAGATGTGGGACATCCCGTAGACATTATAGATGCAAAATCTGTGTCGTTGAAGTTTGAACGAACCGATTGGCAAAGAGATATCAACTACAGCAGCTACACCATAAACAACTAATATGAAGAAAATAACTACGATTATAAACTACTGCACAAACGATTATGTGTTTCTTAAACCGTGCGTAGACGCTGCACTCAAGGTTTCTCACAAAGTCATCGTTCCATTCTGCACTCATTTTCACGACGGAACTGAACAGGACCGAGCACTATTACTTAAATCGGCGGGAGAAAATCCTGTAGCTGAATTCATCGAGTTTGATTATTGTAGCGCGGAAAGTTCTCGCTGGCATTGTAACATTTCGCGCAAGATAGGTATAGAAGTTTCACCGGAGGATACAGATTATTTTATGTTTCTTGACACCGACGAAATAATTGTGCCTGAAGAATTCAACGCATGGTGGACAGAGCAGCAAAATAAGTTGCTGGTAAGTTATAAATTAGCTAACTATTTTTATTTTAGAGACTTTAAATATCAATGCAAAGATTGGCAAGATTCTATCGCGCTCGTAGAAAAAGGTACATACACTGCCGATCAGTTCATAATGCACGAAAATGAACGTTCTGGCGTATTTGACTATGTGCCATACGACAGCAAAGCACGAAATGTTACATACAAAGGAAAGCCGTTCATACACCACTATTCTTGGGTGAGATCCAAAGAAACTATGTTAAAGAAGGTAAGTTGCTGGAGTCATAACAAGGACAAGGACTGGACAGCACTCGTGCATCAAGAGTTTTCTGAGCCATTCCGTGGAAAAGATGTTATTTTTGGGTTCGAGTATAATACCGTAGAACCTTATCTAAACTTAAAGATAGAATGAAAATAAAAATATTTGCCAGACACTGCAAGTTCTCCAGCAATTCTGCCAACAAAGAAAGACCATCCTTCTTTAGTAGGGAAGGATGCTTTAATAGTTTTCTTAATACTATAGATGAGTACTGCGAACTCAATGTATGCTTTGATGGTGTTCTTTCTGGAAGCGGACATTTCTTGGAAAATGAAAAATACAAGGGAAAGTTCAATTTATATGAAAAAACAGGTGGCAGCGACGCCCAAAGCTTCTTGAATCTACTGGATACAGCTATCGCATCCGACTTTTCCGACGACGATATCTTATATTTTGTGGAGGATGATTATTTACATAATATAGGTTGGACAAAAATATTAAGAGAAGGATTTAAATATATTGACGTAGATTACATAACATTATACGATCATAACGATAAATATTTTTATGAAATGTATGAAGACTTGGTATCAAAGGTTGGATGCACGCCCAGCGCTCATTGGCGCACGATACCAAATACTACCAACACATATGCGTGCAAAGGAAGTACGTTGCGAAGAGATTTCGCCATACACGTAAAATACTGCGATATCCAGAAAGGATTAACTAGAGATTTTGATAAATTCAGACATCTTGCAAAAGAAGGAAAAACTCTAATAAATTCTATACCTGGATATTCTACTCACTGCGAACCAAAATATATGAGTCCAGTAGTAAATTGGGAAGAAGTATATAATAAAACCTGCAATTATTTTTAAATTTATGGAAAACAATCAAAAAGAAGATATTTCTAAATTCATAGAAAGCATGACATCCAAATATGGATTTGTGCCAAAGTTTGCTCACAATATAGTGGCAAAAGACAAAAAGAAGGTATACTATTCGGGTCCATACTTTGATAACAGCGAACTGGTAGCTGCCATAGAAACACTGTTATTTGGAAAGTGGTCTTCTTCCGGAGAAACTTGTGCAAGATTTGAAAGAGAGTTCGGAAGACATATCAATAACAAGTTTTCATTCTTCTGCAATAGCGGATCGAGTGCCAACTTATTGCTTATTGCGGCGTGCAAGGAATATTTTGGATGGAAAGATGGCGATGAGATCATTGTTTCTGCGGTAGGATTTCCAACCACCGTATCTGCAATTGTACACAATAATCTAAAGCCCGTATTTATAGACATTGAATGGTCCACATTGAATTTTGATTTGGCAAAGATCGAAGAAAAGATAACTGAAAAAACCAAGGCAGTATTTTTGAGTCCAGTATTGGGAAATCCTCCTGACATGGATGAAATGCTTGCTATTACTAAAAAGCATAACTTGAAACTTTTGTTGGATAATTGTGATTCTCTTGGTTCTAAGTGGCGAGGGAAGTATTTGAACGAATATGCCGTAGTATCCAGTTGTTCTTTTTATCCAGCACACGAAATAACAACACTTGAAGGTGGAATGGTATCCTCGGATATACAGGAAATTGTTGATTTGGCCAGAAGTTTTGCTACTTGGGGTAGAGATTGCTATTGCGTGGGAGCAGCCAACTTGTTGTGTAACGGTTCGTGTAATAAGAGATTTTCAAACTGGTTACCAGAGTTCCCAGAGCTTATCATTGATCATAAATATGTGTTTAATAGAATCGGCTGGAACTTGAAACCGCTGGACCTACAAGCTGCTATAGGACTAGAGCAGTTAAAGAAACTTGATTATATCTGTAAGACAAGACAATCTAATAAAGACGCAATACAATCTGCATTGAAGAAGTATGTCGATGGTTTGAATTTTCCAAACACATTTGCTGAAACAGATTGGGTTCCTTTTGGCGTGCCTATTATTTGCAGAGATAAAAAGCAAAAAGAAACGCTCGTTACGTTCTTGGAAAAGAACGGTGTTCAGACAAGAAACTATTTTGCTGGAAACTTGCTTGTGCATAATGGATACAAGCATCTCGACGATTATAAGAAATATCCAGAATCAAACAAAGTTCTTGATCTTGTATTCTTTTTAGGCTGTGCTCCAACAATATCTTCGGATAATCTAAATCATATTGAAACCGTATTATCAACATGGACGAACTAACAATATTCGGCGGCTCTGGATTTGTTGGCAGCAATTTTGCCAAACTATATCCGCAAAAAAGCATAATAATGCCTCGCGACGAAAATTGGTCCGAGAATTTGAAAGATGTGCTGTATCTTATTAGCACAACTCACAATTATCATGTCTTTGATGATCTTCATAAGGATATCAATACCAATCTCAATAAGCTAATGGATGTATTGCCAAACGTTCAAGGCACGTTCAACTTTGTAAGTAGCTGGTTTGTATATGGCGAGGGATACACCAAATATCGCCCAGCCAAGGAAGGAGACCCGTGTAATCCCAAAGGATTTTATTCAATCACCAAAAAAACAGCAGAAGACTTAACAGAGTCGTTTTGCCGCACATTCCACAGAAATTATAGAATATTACGTTTGTGTAATGTAATTGGCGGAGATGTTGGTGCAGGAAAAAAGAAAAACGCACTTGAATATCTTATCGGAAACATTGTCAGAAACGAGCCAGTAAGCATATACAAAGGTGACAATTACAGAAACTTCATGCACGTTGAAGATGTATGCGCTGCGATAAACTTGGTGACTTACAGTGGAAAATTGAATGAAATATATAACATAGGTACAGAAGAAAGCATTAAACTTGTCGAAATCATTGATTATGCAATCAAAAAAACCGGATCTACAAGTAAAATAACATACGTTGATGTACCAGAGTTTCATCAAATAGTTCAAGCACCGAACTTCTTTATGGATTGCGAAAAGATAAGAAATCTTGGATTTCGTCAAAAATACACTATATTTCAGGCGGTGGATAAGATACTTGAAAAACTATGAACATAGCAATGTTGTGGCACGGAGATGAAAATCAACCAGAGGAGTATTGGAACTGTCCTCTCGGACTTTCATTTGCCTTCAAGCGATTGGGACATAACGTAGATGTATATAAGTTTGATGCCGCTAACTGTAATTTGGATAGATTGTATCCAAATATAGAAAAATATGACTTCGTAAGCGTTTTTTGGCCTTGGACATCGCCTTCTCTCGATAGTTCTCTAAATAAACTAAAGACTATTAGTAAAACAAAACTGATACTTGATATGGGAGACGAGCCACAGACATTTGGTCAGGGATTTGAGCGAGCAAAAATAGCGGATGCGATATATACACCGGACGCGAGATGTTATGCAAGATATAAGGAGATGGGATTTAAACACGTTCATTGGCTCAACCACTGGGGAGATGAGTTTTTATTTAAATATAAAGAAGAAATTCCCAGCAAGAACGTATGTATCACAACTTGTGGAGATAGACCCGGTGTGGATTATGTTCAATCTGCGCTTGGTGATAAGTTCATAAACAAAAAAATACCTGCTCAAGAAAATACATCATTTTATAATTCTGGCACAGTTGCGTTTCAGTATGCCAGATACGACGAAGTAACTCGTAGATTATTTGAGGCGGGCGGCTGCAAACTTGCCGTAGTTACAAATAGAATATCTACATCCACGGGGATATATGACCTATTTGTAGATGGTAAAGATATAATGTATTATTCTACTCCAAAAGAAGCTGTTGAAAAAATAGAGTATTTGTTAAATAACGAATATGTTCGTGAAACTATGGCAGAAAGAATATACAGCAAAGTAAATGTACATCATCGTGCAGAAACTCGTGCTCAACAAATCATAGATATAATAAAATCCATATAATACTATAGATTGACAATATGGCATAATTAGCTATGATTTAAATATCGTATGACTTCTAAACCAAAGAAAAGTTTGTATTTTTATTTGATGGTTATATTTTCCATCATTGGTCTGCCGCTAATGGGTATGTCTTTATTCTATATAAAGGACGCTATACTGAATGACACTTGGCGCACTAATATTGTAACAACTATACAAGTAGCAGCAATCATTGCAGCCGAATTTATGATTATATCCGAGGCAATGAAGCATAGAGAAGGATATACTACTGTAGCAACTACGAAATACAACCTGTTCAAATGCAGAGAAAGTGGAACAGAAGAATCGTTTATGATGTTTGCGGATGACGAAGAAGAACTTGAGCTGTTTTTTAGCATTACGCAACCAGACAAGAAGTTCTTTATAGAACCCGCCGAGATGTCTGGTAAAAGTATCAAAATGAAAATATTCAATGGAGGAACCAGTTATGGGTAAAACCGCCGCAATCATTCTAAATCATAATATGCCAGACTATACAGATATGCTGTATGAGTCTCTCAAGCCGTATGAAAGAGACGATTATGAGTTGTTTGTATTAGATAATGCATCTAAACCTGAAGGTAAAAGCAAATATACTTCATTTCAATTAGAAACAAATGTATATTTTGGTGGCGGATTGAATGCCTCGATGGAGTTTGTAAAAGAAAATCCTCAATATGATTCTTTATTGTTTCTTAGTAACGACCTTACAATTCATCCGTATGAGTTTGTAAGAACACTAAGAGAAGAAATGTTCGAGGAGATATTCGCCGGAAAGTGGGGAAGTCTAGAAATAAAGTATGATATTGTTGCTCCATCTTTCTATAACATAGAACCAAATCAACAATGTCATTGGAAAGGAATGCATAGCAGATGTTCTAAGGAAATAAGACAAGTTGTATATTCTGATTTTCAATGTCCTCTTATTTCTCGTAGATTGATTGAGGCGGTTGAAAATATAGATTCTGATCTTATGTATGGATGGGGACCAGATTGGCTGTTTGCTCTAACTGCTAAAAAACTTGGATATAAGATTGGTGTAGTTGATAGAGCCTGTATTCTACATCATAATTCTCTCACGGTAAAAAGAGGTGTGGCTGGATTGGATATTCCAACATATTGCCGCCTTGCTGAAACTGGAATGAAGAATTTCTTTGTAAAAACAAATATGTATAACGATTATATGGCTCTTAGAGCAGAGGCAGAAAAATATGAATAAACCGATATACACTTGGATAATCAACAGCTATAAATCGCTTCCATATTTGAAGTTGGCGGTTGAATCTATAAGAGAAAATGCTTATTACAAGAACCAACCAATCATTGCTTATACAGAAAATGATACTGAAACACGAGATTGGTTATTAGAACAAAAAGATATAGAAACTATTTACGAGCAAAATGAAAACCCAAAAGGAATCGGCGGCGGAGTCAATGAAGCAATCAAACGAGTGCAGACTGAATTCTTTAGTCTCATACATAGTGATATGTACATCAGTCGCCATTACGACAAACCTTTGTATGATATTGTATCATCTACTGACAGGAAAATAGTTGCTTGTGCTTGGCGTCTTGAGCCCAACATATTCAACAATGAAGATAGGGTTGGAACAATGTTTGCCCCAGTAAATGGTGGGTTTGGTGTATATCATCACGATTTTCTAAAAGAGGAGTTTTTATATTGGGCCGATCATTTCGTACAATCTCCAAACCCATCTGGTTTTAGAAAAGTAGAAGGCGTATCATATATGATGCGAACAAAAGATTTCATAAACAATGATGCTCGATTTGCTCCTACATCGTATGAGGATATGATGCAGAATGTATTGATGCAGATAAAAGGATACGACTTTGTGGTTACTTCAAAAGCACTTGTATGGCATTTTGGAGCCCGCAGCAGTCATTTTCTTGGACAACACGACAAACTGGTTGGTACATCCGATAGACAAAAGTTAAGCGAACAGAAAAACTTTAAAACTTGGTTGACATTATGGGGAGAACCGCCATCATATGATGAAGTTGGTTTTATAAAAGTTTCAGAACAAATGCGAACCCGTTATAATAACAATCCAGAATTATATGACAGAGGCTGCTAAGAAATATGTAAAATTGATTGCCAAACATGATACTTGGTTCAAAGAAGGAACTGAGGTATATGATTATTATTCCAATCCGCCGAATGATTTGTATCGCATTACATTGGAGCAATGGCAAACGGCAATAAAGGAGGCAGGTCTATTTGTTAGAGGAGTTCGGGTGTGTGGAGATAATGTTGGCGAACAGAACATTGGTTATGCCGTCGGAGAAGAACGGTGGGATGGTGAATGGTGCTATATTGAAGAATTTGAAGCAACTATAGTAAATGAAAAAATATGACAGAAGCTGCTAAAAAATATTTTGAGTTGTATTATAAACTACAACGCTGTATTGATGAAGGCGAGAAGGATGGTTTGCTTGCCAACAAGACACGAAAAGAGTTGTATAGAGTATACAACGAAATGACTGAAAAAGAACAACAACTACTTGATGTAGTTGGTATAGAACACGGAAAAACATGAAAATATCATACTGCCTGCCAACAAAAAACAACCTTAGATATTTGAAGGGTTCTATACAATCTATCAAGGAGAACTCTCAACTTCAGTATGAAATAGTTGTGTATATTGATGCCGACAACGACGGCACAGAAGAATGGCTGAAGTATAATGCTCCCGAGGTAAAATATACCAAGAATACTACAGGTGAATATAAAGGTATTGCTTATGGATATAATCGCTGTATAGAACAATCTACATCAGATGTTGTATGTATGTTTCACGCAGATATGTATATGGGCAAGGGTTTTGATGTTAATCTAATAAAGCATCTGAAGCCAGATACTGTCGTAGCGGCGACAAGAATAGAACCACCACTACATCCGGCGGGAAAAGAAAAGATAGTAGAGCACTTTGGAATGTATCCTGAAGATTTCAAGAAGAGTGAGTTTGATGCTTATGTTGATAACTTGAATGTCAAAAACAAGGATGTTATTACCAATGGAATATTTGCACCGTGGCTGACATACAAAAAGACATTGACAGATATTGGTATGCACGATGAAACGCTGCATTCATATTATGAAGACTCTGATATATTCCAGAGAATGATATTGAGTGGATGTAAAATGATACAATCGTGGGATGCTCTTGTATATCATTTTACTTGTAGAGGTGGTCAGTTTCAAGATGGCGTCGAAAAGCAAACACAAGATCCAAAGTTTCACGCTATGCGAAATCGTTCTGCCAGATATTATATGAGAAAGTGGCAGAGTTGGATTCAGAATAATCAATATCAACATCCAATCATATCAAAGAAACTGAATATTGGATTTGTAGTTACAGATGTTACTGATGAAAACTTTATTTATCACATAGAGCCATATGCTACACACATCTATATCGACAACTCTATATTGGCAGAACGATATATAGCCAGAGAACAGCCAAATTCTAATGTAGATTTACGAACTCGCATATTCAATCACGATTATATTGAGCAAAACAAAAACAATATGCTATTGTATTTTTCACAGAAGGATTTTATAGCCAATAGTCCTATGGAAAATATGAGCATCATACAAAATCTTGGCACAATCATATCGGATGGGTATGAGCCAGATTCCGAAATGATGCTTGGAATATTTAAACTAAAAACAAATGGAGAATTAAGAGACATTACACCCTCGCTTATTAAACTATGAGCAATCTTTTGTTAAATAAATCAAGTTTTATTCATATACCCAAGTGTGGAGGCACTGTTGTGCAAGCTCTTTTGTTTAGATTGAAATTGGCTAAAAAAAGGTACAACTCTCCACAAAATGGTCATTTATTTCTTCATCAAATGATTGAAAGCGAAAATACATACAATTTTTGCTTTGTTCGTCATCCGTATACTTGGTGGCCATCTTTCTGGCAATGGAGCAAACAAGACAGATTGAGTTTGATGGAAAGAACATGCCCGGATTTCGATACTTGGGTCCAAGAATATGGTCCTTTTTGGATGGGGCATTATTCTAAACTCGTATCCAGATATACTGGAGATGACCCGTTATACAATTCAAATATAAAGATGAATTTTATTGGCAAAACAGAAAATCTTTTCGGAGATTTGCATAAAGCTTTGACACTCGCAGAGGAAGAATTTGCAGAAAAAAGATTTCAGCATTTATTATGCATTATTAACACCGATCCAAAATTGTTAAAAAGTAAAAACATGCAAGAATATAATCGCACAATATCAGATAAATCAAAAGAAATAATATATAAAACTGAAAAGTATATGTTTGATAAATTTAATTATGAACCCTAGAAATCTTTTTATATTTGTAGTTGATTATGTTCGCGGTCTTGGCGGAAATGGTCGCGGAGTTGTTATTGTAAGAAAAACCCCGGTAGAACAGATCGCTAAGTTGTTTGACGATTTTCTACTAGAACCTGAAATAGCAAAGTTCGTAAAATACAAGAAAGTAACATCCGAAGAACATCCAAATATGATTATATATCGTGTAGAAGGAACAGAAGAGCATATCATATTTGGGTTGAGTGAAGAAGGTTGGAAAGGTGATTATGGATTGACACATACCGATTTGGTAGTTAGTGTATATTAAAATTTTATGAAAAAAGTATCTATTACAAAACTGGAAAGCAAAGCAATCATCCCCACGCGAGGAAGTACCGGAGCAGCGGGGTATGACCTGTATACCACAGAGTTTGGTATCTTGAAACCCGGTGAAAGAAAATTGTTCAAGACAGGATTATCTATGTCTATTCCATCCGGTATGTATGGTAGAATCGCACCAAGAAGCGGTCTCGCATACAAAAAGGGTATAGATGTTATGGCAGGTGTAATCGATGAAGATTATCGTGGAGAAATTGGAGTCATTCTTATCAACCTCGGTCAAGAAGATGTCAACGTCGTTATTGGAGACAAGATTGCTCAAATTATATTTGAGTTTTATAACCCCGTTGATTTTGTTGAAACAAATAATTTGGATAATACTCAGCGAGGCGAAGGCGGATTTGGGTCAACAGATATACTATCCAAACCGGAATTTAAAAAATTTACGCTAAAAAAAGCAACAACCGTTAAAAAGTTTTTTGCGGAAAATAAAACCGGAGAACTCAACATGGAAAAAGTTGAAGTTTATATGGGAAATTTTCACGGTGAAGTATATGAGTTTGAAGAAAGTGGAATGAAAGGACTTTGTATTGTGGATGATTCTGGTACAGTTCATCCTTATTCCAAGACTCTAATTGTTAAACTATAATTTATAGTTAATTGTTTTATTTTTTACCTTATATTTATATTTGTAAAGTTTATTGCAGAATAATATGAGCAAAAATAATTATAGATACAAAGAAGATTATTCAAATATTGACGTAGAAGAACTCGACGAAATTGAAACTGAAAAGTTTGAAAAATTTCGTCCCAAGAAAAAATGCAAGAACAAGCCTAAACAAAAAGACGCTCATATAGAAGACGATGAGCGTTGATGATAAGTGTGTAGATTATCTTGAATTGTTCCGTGATGCTAAGTATCTGGAACTGTCTCAAAAACTAGAAAAAGAAAACGCCGCTGTTGTAGCGGCGTTTTGTTATTATTTGAGCAAGTATGAGGGAGTAAATCACTTGGATTTTCTCCGTAAGTTGCTTTAGTGTTTGTGGTAGATAACTCCCCAATCAGCGAGGCGAATGTCTCCACCGGCATATGACATACTGCTTTGTAGGCTTTCGGTCATTTCCTTGAGTTTCTGTTCGTATGTAACTCCATTACATTCGAGCGTAACCAATCTTCCCTCGACGTGAGTATTTGATCCCTTGTTAATGGCAGAAGCAGAGCCGTAATACTGCTTATACTTTTTCTTGGCAAGCATTTCATCTAGACTTTGTTCAAGAACTCCTTTTGGACTGACCTTCATTGTTTCTTTGAGTTCGTTCATTCTTACAACCTTTTGGATAGTTTCGGCTGGCGAATCAACGCAAGCAGCAAACACACTACCGACCATAACCATCTGACCGCCAGAACGAATCGCCTTGGCAATATCTCCATTCATTCTAATTCCACCATCAGCGACCAACGGCTTTCTGGCAGCAGCAGAACATTCTAGCATGCAAGTGAACATTGGCATACCAAATCCAGTCTGACCATATGTAGTGCAGGCATCGCCTTGAGCAATGCCAACCTTCACGCTGTCTGCTCCCCAATTTTCAAGATCAACGACCGCTGCTGGCGTTGCCACATTTCCCGCAATAATAAAAGGCTTTTCAACCGAGCAAATACTACTGCGATACATTCGCATAATATAAGCAAGCATTTCCTTCATTCGCACGCTGTGTGCGTGAGCAATATCAATAGTGATATAATCAACACGAAGATTCTTTTTGATACAATGCTCAACCAGATCCATATCTTCTTGCTTTACGCCAAGACTGATGCTGATATTCTTCCAGTTCTCTTCGTTGGCTTTTTCAATGAAGTTGATATTATCAGTATTAGGAGTGTCGTGATGGTTGATATTGAAGCGATGCATTACATAAAAATAGTCATTTTCACTCATCCATTTTGCCGTCTTGGCATCAATGGTGCATTTCATATTAGCGGGAGTAACAGGCAACTTGAACTTCTTTGGTCCAAATTCTACAGAAACATCTGCGTCTGAACGAGAATGATACTTTGAGTAGTGCGGCTTTAGAAAAACGTCCTGATATGATAGATATTGTGTTTTTTGCATAATTTATTTTAGGTCACCTATTTTAGGGGCACCTAAAAAAATGTCAATATGTAATAATCTTTATTTATCTTTATTATACTTATATTGTATATATGAACGCCAAATTAGTAATAGTCAAAGGATGCCCTAAAATAGACGAAGATAGTCAACGTCTTATTGCCAAGTATGTAAAATATGCCGTTGAGCAACTTGGATTGGATGATACACCTATTACTATCAGATTGCTTGGACCTAATCCAAATGAACCTATTACTACTGGGGCATATAGTCCAAAAGATAAAACAGTAAGTAGTATAGCGGGCGGGCGACATCTTGTAGATTATTGTAGAACAATTGCACATGAACTGGCTCATATGAAGCAGGATGTTGATGGCAGAATATCTGGTCCACAACAAGAGATCGGCGGCGAGATAGAAGATGAGGCAAACATACTTTCTGGCAGATACACCAAACATTTCATCAAAAATATACTAACAGACGACGAAAAGAAGAAGTTGGGTCTTGGCAGTTATAAATAATCGTATTAGTGCTGTTGGATTATATTTATATAAGACCATATATATGAACGAATCTTGGCCAATGCTAAATACATCTATGCTTAGACCATCTGGTAAAGCAAAGGACGAAGTATCTTTATCAGATATTACAAATATGCTGAAGAATCGTTCATCTGAACCAGCCACTATGGAATATAATTCTGAAGATGTAAAGGAACTGGAAAAATTTTGTAATGAACACGGTATTCTTGGCGTGAATTTTGGCAAGATGAATCCAAGAGCAGCACTCAATATGCTAAAAGGAAAAATGGGAGT